TTTAACATCTAATAAAGCTTTCTGAGCAATACCACCTAAACCTCTTTGATCTGCTTTACCATACAAATAGCTAAATAAACTTCTTTTATTTCCATCTACTATAGGTTTAAAATTATTTAAAGCTCTAAGCTGTAAGTTTTCTTTTATCTTTCTATTAACCTCTTGTTTAACCTCAGAGTCTAATCCTTGTAAATTATTATCTCTATTTATTAATTGATTTATATAGTTATTAAATTGAGAGTTATTTTCTATGTTTTCAAAAGCGTCTATAGCTGCTTCACTATTTTTAAAATCTTCATTAGTAACTAAGTCTTCTGTAATGTTTTGATCAAAAGAATTAGACATAGATCTAGTATCAACACTTATAGGCTTAGAAGCAACCATTTTAACAGGTTGTTTAGCAGGTTCTTTTATTGGTACAACTCTAGTAGTTTTAGATGTAGAAAGAGTAGGTTGTTCCTTTATATTATCTTCTGCAAGAGATTTGAATTCTTCTTGAGCTAAAACTTCACCTTTAGTTCTTAGATCTTGATCAATATCAACCTCTCCTTTTACAGCTCTTTTTTGAGCTTTAGTTACATTACCTTCTTTTAAGTTGTCAGCATAATCATTTAATACTTCTAATATATTGTTTTCGTTAATATCTAGTTTCATACCTAGATTTTGATAGAGTCTTCTAATTCCTCTCTTTAGCTGTCTAGAAACAGAATTGTTTGTATCAAAAAGACCCATTTCTCTTAACTGAGTATAGAAAGGCATAACCTCTTGCATTACCGCATTACCATCATAGTTTTCGTCTTCTCTATATTTATCTAATTGTCTTTCTAATGCTGCTGCTGCTTTTGGATTTTGCTTTCGCATTTCGTTCATAACTTTATCAGCAAGCGCATAAACTATATTTTTATTTTCTAATTTTGAAAAAGCAATGTCAGTAAATAAGTGAGTTCCCTCGTGAATATCAACTCCTTCTGCTGCGTTTTGTGATAATAATATTACTCCTTTTGAAGGTATATAACTACCTTCGTTTCTAAACTCTCCGTTTTCGTCTACTAATTGATCTACGTCTATACCATATTCATCTGCTATAGACTGAGCTTCTGCTGGTGAAAATACTCTTACTGCAGTTTGCTTAGGATCAAAATCTATCTTATTAGCTTCTACTTGCTCTTGTACTTCTTCCTCTGTAAGATTTGGATTTTCATCTCTTATTACTTTTTCTATATCTTTATTATCTAGATTCACCTTTTCTTCTGTGCTTATCACAAGAGCTTCTTCTAGTGATGATACAGTCTTATCTTTATCTACTTTAGCATTGTTACTATCACCAGAAACATCAGCCATTTCGTTATTTATAGCTTCTATCTGTTTATCTATTCTACCAGTAGAACCTTTAGCTAAATTTTTCTTTTTATTTTCTAATGCTTTTTTACGTTGAAGCAGGGCTGCTATTTGCATCTGAGCTCTACCATTCAAACCGTCGTCTATTTCATTATAAAGATTATAAGTTTCATTTGCATCTTGAATTTTTTGTTTTTTATCAGCGTCACTAAGTGTGTTATCAGAAGATATTTTACTTATTTCATTTTGCAAAGCATCTGCATCTCTAGCCGTATTAGCATAAAACTCATATAACTTATCTGTTTGCTGTCTTTCTTGAAATGTAGTATTTTTCTCGTAATCACTTAGTATAGCTTCGCTTGGGCTTGAAGCCATAGTAAAAGCAGTACCACCAGCGCCTGATAGAAAAGACACTTGCATCATATGGTTTAATTGCTTTTTAAATTCAGGACTGTCAAAGTCTGGTATATCAAAATTTATATCATCACCAGTAGAGTTTTGAAACCACTCGTCTATTTGTATAGCGCTATAAAACTGAGTAGTTTCTTCTATTGTTTCTAATAAACCTGAAGTTGTAAATTTTTTACCACCTCTAATCACTTTAGCAGCACTATCACCTAAGTACTTATTAACAGCTATTTGAACTTCTCTAGCAGTTACATTACCGTTAGTTAACTTTCTTAGCACATGATTAGTTATATTATTAACCATATCTTTTGATGTTTTACCTGGTATTTTACCACTTAAAATCTTACCAGACAAATGAGACAAAGCACCTTCTACAGCTGCTTGAGTGTAAGCATATAACATCTGCCTAGACTTTGGGTATGACTCTTCGTATCTTTTAATAGCATCTTTTCTGCTAACGCCATTTTCCATTAATTCTTTTACATACTCTTTTTGTCTGTTTTGATTTGCAACATTACTTTGAGACATGCTGCTTAAAAAGAAACCAGCACCTAGCCCACCTAGTGGAGCACCCATAGCAGAAGCTGCCATTTGAGTAAATGCAACTATAGTTCCACCTACTAAGCTGTCTGCAAATTTTTGAGAATATTTTTCATCATTTCCTATACCTACTAGCTTATCAACTATTGCTTTTTTAGTTGACTCCATGGTGGCTTCTTGTGATTTGAAAGTAGCTAAATTAGCGTTATATTCTCCTTCAGATATTAAGCCCATTGAATTGCCCACGTTGTTTATTCCTCTAGCAAAATCACGCATTATATCATTAAAACCAGCTTGAGTATCTACAAATTGAGTAGCAAAAACATCGTATATTTCTGTAAATGGATTACCAGAAAATTCTTGATTTTGTTTTCTAGCAACCCTGTCGTTATTCTTATATCTTAATACAGCTTTTAAGCCTTCTAGTGTTTCGTAATTGTTTAAATATGATTCTATATTAAAAGATATTCTACCTGTCTCAACTTCTAAGTCTTTATTTTTCTGTATTAAAACATCTATTTGTTCTTTTTCTTTTTCATAAAGATCAGTGTAGTCATCAATTAAACCGTTAACATTATCTAATCTTTTTTCTTCCTGCTTGTCCTCCCACTTTTGATACCTTTTTACTAAAGCGTCTGCATTATCTGGATTTTCAGTAACAGCTATTTTTAGTTCTTCTCTTTTAGATGTTACATTATCTACATAAGCTTTATTTATATCTTCTATCTCGCTTTTAGTAGCTTCTAGCTTGTTAGTAACGTTCTTAGCAAGGCTTTCACTTTTTGCGTTATTTTCTTTATATTTATCTATAATCTCTTCTCCTTTTTTTTGCTCATCTTGTATTTTATTTACTAAGCCTTTTTCTTTATCATCTATCTCTCTATTTTGCTGTTTAATTGCTTTATCACTCCCTTCGTAATACCTTGGTAATGCTCCTTTTCCATCATATGTATATTCAGCAGCATTGTCTTTAACAAACTTCATATAATTAGCTATGTCTTCAGGAGTTTCTTTACTTTGAAATATATTTATATCTTTTTTACCTAGTGTTAAACTTGAAGATAATCCTTCTTTCTGCATTGCTACATTGAAAGCGTTTCTTTGTTGCGATCCACTTTTTAAATAATCTTTTAAAGGCTCTAAACCGTTTGCCTCTAGAGTTGCGTTATAATCTATATCTCCATTTTCCTTAAATACAGGGTTTTTATAAGTTATAACTTCTTTACCATCTACTATAGTTCCTAAACCGTGGTTTAAATAATTATTATTTAATTTAGTTGCTATATCTCTAGGGTTTTCGCTAGATAAAAACCTAGCTCCATCATAGACCATTTTATCACTAAAAGGATTCCAAACTTGATGAAAATCATTTTCTCTACCTTTTATCTCAAACTCACCACTATCGTTATCAAACTTGTAATATTTAGTTCCAGAGTTTGGTAGTACGTTTTGAATATTAGGGATTTCTTTTTCCTCTCCTATATTTTCTGTGTTTCTGTTTAAATAGTTTCTATTAGAAGCTCTTAAAGCGTTTTGATTAACTAGATTGTCATACCTTCTTATCTCTGTCTCTTTTTCTTGCTGGAGCTTTTCTATTTCTTTTTTGTCTGTTGCATCTTTTATTTTACTATTTAAATCTTTTAATTTGCTTAAATGACCTTCTTCATCTATATCTAATAAAGATAAATCTTGAGCTTGACTAGCAGTAACTTCAACACCAGGCAGTATGTTGTCTTTTTGAGTAATTACCCCAGCATCTTTATATATATAAGCATTTAGTTCTTCATCTTTGATAGCTACTGGTTTTCCTTCAAAAAGAATAGGATTACCATTTGCATCTGTGCCTGTTTGATATACTGGTATGTAAAAATTACCTTGATCTCTAAGAACACTTCCTTTTATAACTTCATCTTCTATTTTAAATACATCTTCGTCAACAAAATCTTTTGATGTTTTATCAAGCTTTTTTAATTTTACAAGATTTTTAGAAACATCCAATTCACCTTTGCCTTTTAAATCTTTTTCTTTAAATAACGATATATCAATATCACCACCTGTATTTTTATAGTGATCATAAGCATCTCTTTCTGATATTTTTCTTGCTCCTCTTTCAAAGTCTCTTTTCTTTTGCTCTTCAAAAGCTGTATAGTCAAAAGGTTTTACTTGCTGCTGGGTGTCTTTGTCTATATCAAAAGATACTTTAGCTTCTTTAAACTTCTTACTATCAATATCTATTTCTTCTAAAATATCTATTTCTTCACCTTTTGGTATGCCCACTTGATTTTTAGATGCAACATATTTTTTAGGTGGATCAGAAATTTCAGGTTTTTGTTTTAGCTGTTCAGTGTCTTCTTTTGGTAAAACCAAAGAAGTATCTTCCGGCTTGGATTCCGTACTGCCTGTAGGACTTGCCACTACAGGTGCAGCATCCGTTGCAGTGGCCTGAGGCTTTTCCACCTCTGTTGTTGGTTTATTGTCAATCTCCCATTGCTTTGTTAATTCAATAGCTTCTTCTTTAGTTTTACCTTGATCTTTTAAGGATTGTAAATACTCTCTTCTAGTCATAATATAATTTTAAGCTTCACCTTTAATTTGTTTTTGTATTTCTAAAGCATAGTTAATATCTAGTTCCATAGCTCTTTTAAATGTATCAAAATCAACTTTATCTTTTCCTTCTAACTTGTTGTAATCACTACCTTCATTAAAAATAACTTTATTGCCTTCGATTTTAAAACTACCTAAATCTCCAGTGCCTTTTAAACCAAGTATATTAGCATCCACAACAACATTATTACCCTCAGCTCTTAATCCAGTTACAGTTACCCCATTCTTGTTACTAGTTATAGGTTTGCCATCTCTAAGTATATTAGCTTTGTTTTCTCCAGTATTTACAACGCTAAAACTATCAACTACTTTTATTTCTTCTGGTTTCATTAATGTTGTATAAGATGAAGCTTTTTCTTTTTCATCTTTCTTATCATCATTAAAAATCTCATCAGCTTCTTGGTTTAAGCTAACGCCCTCTGATGTGTCACCGTTGCTTTCTTTTACTTTTAATCTATTTATTTGAGAGTTATTATAACCATCTTTAGCATATTTTAAACCTTTTTTTAATTTTTCATTATCCGGATCTTCTTTAAGCATCTTCTCCATGCCTTCTATTCTTTTCTTATATAACTCTTGTCTAGCATCATACAATGCCGTAGGTGTTAATTTAGAATAATCTACATCTTTGATTTGATCTGTCGTTGGTGAGTTATTTTCAAAAGCTTTGGTGCCATCCCACTTCTCACCATCTATTTCTATGCCACTAGCTATAGCTATTAAATCAGTAGATCCTCTACCCGTATTAAATTTCCAGTCTACTAATTGTTCTTTAATATTTTCAGGTAACTCATCATAAGTTTTTCTGTCCATACCTAAGTCTGCTAATATTGTAGTACCATAATCACCTGCTTTTTGATCAGGGGAAGTTCCTATTATGTATTCATTAACTACTTTAATACCTTTTTCTTCAGAACTACCTTCGGCTTTATCATATAGCTTTTTCAATGCAGCTCCTTTATCTCCCGATCCAGTAAAACCGTAATTACCTACACCACCACCTGAACTATTACCAGATGTGTTTTCATAATTAAACATTTTTCTAATATAATCATTGCCGTCACCAACGTCTGTTTTTAAAGCTTTATTAACACCTTTTTTATCTTCTTCAACAACTACAGTTTCTTCTTTAATTACTTCAGTATTACCTGTTTTATTATCATTTACTTCAATACCACCAGCACCTGTTTGTTCATTATTAACTATTTCTTCTTCTTGTTTTTGACCTTGTGTATTTTCTTCTTGTTCTTCGTCTAGTGTAATTTGTAATTCGTTAGCACCTTGTAAAGATTGATCAGCTAAAAAATTTAATGCAGGCTCGTAATAATCTTTATAAAAAAGCTTGTAAAGTTCTTTTTCCTCTTGAGTTGCATTAGGTCTTTTTGCTGCAGCTATTATTTCGTCTGAAGTTTTACCAGAATAAACACTGCCATCTTCCTCACCTGTAGGCCATTGGCCTAGATCTTTAGTTGCTCCTGATTCAAACATTTGATCTTCCCAAATACTCTCAGCTACGTTGCCATCTCCAGTCAACAAACCTTCAAACATTCCTCCAGTCGCGTATTCAGAGCCAGGTTCTTTACCCATTATATCGTTTTTATAATTTTCTTGCTGTTGCGTAGTCATTTTATAACCACCTTCATCAGTCTTAGTAGTATATTTTTCTAAAAAAGTTCCACCTTCACTTTTGTTTTCAATTTTTTGTTTAAAAAAACCACTTGTAGTCTCTTCAGTTGGTATTGCAAATTTTAAATACTGCTCTCCTGCTTTTTGAGCCCTATTAAATTCGGTTATATTTAAAGTTTGTTTACTTGTCTTATCATATAGAAGTATATTGCTACCTTCTCTTCTAAATTCAATATCTTCAGCTTCTGGACCTCCTGCAGATATTTTTCTTATTATTTGCAATTGAGCTGCTGGAGCTCCCGTATTGCTTAATTTTTTTCCACTATTTATATCAGCCTTACTAGCTGCTTGTATCTCTGAATTAAAAGCACGTATATTAACAACACCCTCACCATATTGATTAACCATGTTTTCTATTGTAGCTAGATCTTGTTGACCTAGACTAGGGTCTTTCATATCTTTAATGCTATTTTTTATTCTATAATAGTCATCTATTAAACCATTCATAAAAACATCCGCCTTTTTGTCGGTTCCTTCAAAACCTGTATCATAGTCAGAAGAGCCAACTTTGTTATATAATCTTTGAGTTTGTTTACTATAATCTTTGTTTAACTCACTTAAAGCATCGGCTTTAGGAGCTATAGATTGCGTAGCTAAAGATAGGCCTGTGTTTACTAGCGCACTAATATTTTGTGTGTTTCTAGCCTGTCTATTGGCTTCTTGTTGATCACCATCTTTTAATGTTTCCTTAAGTAGAGTTCTGTTTAACTCTAGTGCTCCGGTGCTTATCTGTTTAGGTTTACTATAACTCATTTTTTTTATATTAAGCTTGTTCTTCGTTTATATATGATGTCTGTAACGCGTTTAAATTCTCCTGAACCTGTTGCTCTGTGTTGTCTAGTTGAGTAGCGGCTCTGTCTATATCTTGTTGCTCTCTATTCTCTGTAGTTTCAAATTTATATTTTTCTCCTTCAGCCAGTTTAGCTTGCAGTTGCTGCGCTCCAGCTGCTGCCTTATCTTGATTAGCTTTCTCTTGTTGTTCTAACGAAGCTGATATTCCTCTTTTACTTTGTAGTGCTGCTTGAGCTAAAGCTGTAGCGCCGCCAGCGCCTGCACCACTAGCAGCCATAGTGTCTAAGGTGTTTGCTAATGCTATATCAGTTTGTTCTGCTTGAAACTCCGATGCTTGTGTAGCAACGCCTAAATTAGCCATTTGATTAGTCATACCAGCATATGGGTTTATAGCTGGTTGCCTATTTTTTACTAAATTATCTAAAGCCTTTTGTTTAGCTTTTATTAATTTAACACCTTTTTCTCTTTGTGCTTGAATCGCAATTCTTCTGTCTTCTTCTTGTTGGTCGAGTGCATCATTATTATCTTGACATCCCATATTTATTAATTTATCTTATTATTTTAACTACCTTATGTAAAGGATCTTTATCTACGTACCAGTTGTTTTTATCAAATGTAGATATTAAACTTTTATTATCGGTAACTGTTATAATATATTTTTTATCAGCTTTTTTTACTACTTCTTCAACAACTTCTAGTAATCTTATTAAAGATTTAGCCCTAGTTATTCTTTCAGCTTTTTTATCTGCTACTATGTAATCTAACCAAGCTATATTGTCATAACCAAAATATATAAAACCTGCTATTATAGGTTTACCATCTTTTTCTAACATTATACCATCATCACCATTGCTTGGCAACATGTCTTTAGGCACTGCATCCCAGCCCCATTCTTTCCACCAGCGAACTAGTAAATCATAATCTTTTTCTTCAATTTTTCTTGCTATAAATTCCATTTAATTTAATTTAATATGACGATATTACAAAACCAGTGGCAGCAGACCATAATTCTTTTGGTCCACCTAATTGAGTTGTATCGTCTGTTTGAATTTTTACTGTAGCGAAATATCCTTTAATTCCACTCATCTTATTACCAAATATAATTTCATCAGCTGTAGGAGTCGAGTTGTTAACTAGATTAGCAACGTATCTATTTTCTTTCCTGTCAAACCCAGCTCTAAAAGGTTGTCCAGTGTTCAAGTCAGTATACAAACCTTCATCATAACTTTTTATTGATAATATCTTATCATTATTTTGACTGTAAGAAGTTCCATCTGTATTAAGATCTTGACCTGTAAAACCAGATATATAAGAATTTACTTCCCAGCCATTACTTCCTTCGTAAGATATAGTGTTAAAGTTTTTTACTACATCAGGCTCTGGGTTGAATACAAAGGTAACATTAGATGGTTTTCTAATGCCGTAAAAAACACCTCTATTATTTAAATTAGGTTCTGCATAATGAACATATAGTTCAGCGCTACTATTTGCTGGTGAAATTGTAGTACTATCTGATTTACCTACAGTGTAAAACTTGTTAATTAAGCTAAACATTTGATTAGGCTTGAAGGTAAGAAAACTAACCCACCCATTTATCTCTTCGTCAAAAGTTAAAGTTTTAAAACTAGCATCGTCAGTAGTTGCTTGGTTTGGGCTTTTCTGTAGAGAAACTAAATAATTTTTAGCGTGTGTATCCCAACCTCCTTTAATTTGTCCTATTACCTCGTAAGAAGCAGTCAATACTCCACCACTTGAAAGTCCAGCAAAAGGTTTTGAATAAAAAACTCTCCAATCAACGTTACTTATGCTTATTATAGAAGTAATATAACCGTCTACAGTAACACCGTTATCAACAAACTGCATACCAGCTGAGATCATAGTATAATCCTGTATACTTGTTTTTTGAATATCTACATATGTCTCTCCGGCATTTCCTCCAGCCGAAATAGTAAAACCAGCACTAGTAGCTCCATTAACTGAAACAGAATAGTAATTACTAGGTATTTCTGCTAATTCATCTCTAAAGTAATCTCTCATACCATACATGCTTATTTCAGTAAGTCCATCATTAGACAACCTCATTATAGCATTACGGTTTTTATCAGCAAAATACTTCCTATAGTTATATATTGCAAAAGATTCTGGATTTTTACTTATTCCATACTCTCCTTTGTATTGTACAAACTGACCTATCACATTTTGACCTGCTTGTGTTTGTGTACCACTTTCAGTTGTATATATAGTATCTTTATCTATTAATGCCCTATGTATTCTGTTTTCTTGAAATACAATTAAGTTTGTTTCTTCTGCATAAGTCTTCTGTATTGATCCATAGACTGGATCTAAGGACTTTGTTATAGCATCGCCAACAGAAAATACATTAGTTTGATTTATACCTGTTCTAGAGTTATAAACGCCAGAGTAAATTAAAGTACTAATTCTTCTTTGTTGTAATGGGTATTCTTCATCCAAATAAGCCCTTACACCTTGATCTGTAGATACGTTATTAAAACCAGCTCTAATTCTAGACTCTTCAAAATACCAATTAACATAAGAAGAAACTTGACTATCTAAACTTATGTCAAAACTTGATTTCCACATAAAATAAGGTGCCCATGAAAACCATTTTTGAGCTGTTGATTCAACAGCGGCAGCTCTACGAACTACATAACTATTAAAAAAATCTATTTCTACTATTGCTGACATAATTTTTATTTTTATTATTCTACTACAGGTACTTCTTCTGGAACAACTGGCCCGCTAGTTGACCCATCTTCAATCCATTGATTTAATTCTGAAACTAAACCAGATGTAGACGATTCCCAATAAATCTCAAGTCTAGATGTTGGAGGTACTATCTCTACTACAGAAAAAGTTTCTGCAATAGAGTTTAGAGGATTACCTATCTCTGCATCACTTCCATCTTGTATTAATATGCATGGAGGATTAGAGCTGCTTTGAAATAAACCATCTGTTGTAGGAATAGTTTGTGAAGGTGCTAAACCTAAATCTAAAACTTTTCCATAACCGTTTATAGAGATTAAAGAGTTACCACTTTTTGATTGCTGAGGATCATATACAGCGTTGCCTGATGAATCAGATCTTCCACCATTAGAACCCACTCTTAAGTTTAATTGTGTATCACTAGTTCCAAATTGATTTTGTTCTGGAGAAACCACGCCTAAATCAGCAGGTATTTTATTAACGTTGTCACTTATTAAGCTAGTCATATAAACAGTAGAAAAAGTACCTGCTAGAGTTCCATTTCTTATTTCAGCAGAGGTATCTAACTTACAAATGTTTCCTAAAAAAGCATTATAATATTCTTGCTGTTGTTGTTTTACTACAAATTTATAAGTATACCAGCCTAGTTTATTTTCAGGTCCAGATATGGTTATAACATCATTAACACTAAGTGTGTGATTGTTGTTTACCGTTATTGCAGTACCACTTGTATTTACCGCTGTTATGCTATCAACAAAAACACCACCACTATCTGTACCGGTTACTATATCACCTACAGCTACGTTTGAATCTAACGAAGATAAGAAAATTATTTTTTGTGTGCTATTAGTAGCAACTACACCGGTATACTCTCCGCTCTTATATAAACCAGGATAACCTTCGTTTGTGCTTGTCGCTGGTATTGTTGAAGAAAATAAAGCTTTTAAACTTTCACCTCTCCAAGTACCTGGAAGAACTTCGTTAGCTTGGTTTACTGTTGATGGTTGTTTTAAACCAAATGGGTTATAAAATGTAGAACCATCAAATACAGTTTCGCCACTATCATTTGATTCTGCAAAAGAAGTTATTGAAGATAGTATTACATCAGATTGTCTACCATATCTATCAGATAAAACAATACCCACTTGGTAAGTTCTATTTTGTTTAACAGTGTGGGTAGGATAAGAAGAGTAAGAGTTTGTAGTATATCCACTTGGTGCTCCTACAAAAACGTTACCACTTCTAGTTGGAATAAAAGTGTCAGCTGAAGAAGCAGATTCAAGTTTTTCACTTACATTTACGAAATAGTCTAAATTTGCTGGAGGCGAGTGTTTATCTATAAAATTACCGTATACAACTCTATTACCTACAACTGATTGAGATTTTGCTCTAATTGGAACCTTGTCAAACACTCTCAAAGTCTCTCTCTCAGGAAGAACTCTAAAAGGTTTTCTAGACTGATAACTATAATCATAAAACTTATCTGTAGAAGTAGTTGAAAAGTCAGCTAGATTTATTTCTTCTATGACATTTATAGCTAATCCATCTGATTCTTTAGATAGTACTTGAATTTGTGTTATTTTGTAATTGCTATTTATGTATCTTTCTTCATCAGGTAATTGTAACCTAATATTCACTTGCTGTACTGAATTTTCAAACTTAGCCATTATAGTGCTGACAGCTAAAGGAGATAACGAATCTGGATTTACTTTTAAATCTGGATTTGTAGAACCACCTGATTGGCCTTGACCGTTAGGTATATTAGAAGGTATATAACCATTATTAATAGGTATAAAAGCTGGTTGAGTAAATGGAGATATTAAAGAATACTCTCCATCGTCAAACTGAAATCTGTATGCAAATCTATAAAACTTATCTTTTAAAAAATCTTCATCACCAGGCCAAGTACTAACATAGTTGGGATTAGGCCAACTTATTCTAACTGTACTTTCATCTGGATCGGTAGGTTCAAGTGCGGTCCAAAGATTACTATTTAAAATTCCCGTCCATGTTATAGTAACCTCATCTGCAGTTGCGTCTGGAGTTACTGTATCAATGATTCTTTTTTCACCAGTAATAAAAGTAACCTGCATATTTTCAAATATCTTGTTTTCGCTAACTGATAGAGTTTCTAAAGTTGTAGTTGTTGCTCCTTTTGGACTTCCTGTTGTTACTCCAAATATGCTAGGTGGTAAAAATTCTTCTGTTACCATCTTAGAAGAAGGACCAATGAATGTCAACTGTCCTGTTGAAGGAAAAAGAGGACCAGCTGATACTTGAGACAAAGTAAAACCTCTACTAGATCCAGTTTTTGTTACTGTTCTAATAAAAGTTAAAGGAGAACCTGAAACTTGCATGCCAGCATATAGCTTGTTTAAATTACCATATTCAGAAGCTGCTACACCCCAGTTACTATAATTGACTGATATATTATCTGATTGAAAAGTAGCTGTTAAAGTAACTTCATCAAATAATAACGGAGCTTTATATGGAAAATATTTAGCAACAGATATTTGATCTTCATTTGTATAATAAGTGTTATCTGCTATAGCTTTAGTTACGTTTATTTTTCTAGGTTGATTACGATCATCTGTCCAAAATAAAAGATCTTCTATTAGATCAATACCATGAATGTGATGTGTTTTAGAAAAGTTTAAAAATCTACCTTGAACTAATGTTTTATATTTATCAGCGTTAGTAAGACCTTTGTTGTTAAAAAGTAGAATGTAGCAAAGCGCTCCATAAGGTGCTGAATTACTTAATCTATCATTAGAAGTATCTGTATAATTTGTTGCTATAAAAAAAGCTCTATCATTAGCATCATCTTTAACATAACCTATAACCTCGATATTATATTCTGCTGATAAAGACCAATTAGTCAAAAACTTATTACCCAATACATTTTCTAAAGCGCCAACATCTTCTCCTTCAGATCTACTTACTTGAACATTTTCTGCATCTCTATATTCACCTTTGGAAAGTAATCTATCGTCAAGATCTTTATTCATCTTGGATTTTATAAAAGTATTTCTTGCGTTAGCCATTTATTTAATGTTTAATCCATTTAGACTTACCTCTCATAACTTGAACTATTTCCCCTAATTTTATATTTGAAAGTCTTATTTTTGCATTTCTTAGCTTAGCTGATCTTTCTCTTTGGTATCTTTGAACAATGTATTCTTGGGTGTTTGCTTTTGTGGATAGTATAGAATGATTAATATGAGCATATAACGCATCCTCGGCCATCTTAGGCACCTTAGAATCAATATCATAAGCTAATCCATCTGATATATATTCTAAAACTATAATCTTACCTGCTAAATCACTAGAAAAAGTAAATTTACCCTTTCTTTCATTTATCTGAAACCAACCATTACTTTGTGAAGTTTGAGGCTCTAAACCATATCTTTGTCCATAAGTAAATTTCCACCAATCTGTGCTAAATACATTGGGGTCATTGTCATCTATTTGTCCAGTTATATCGCTGTCGTTTGCAGAATCCCATCTTTGCTCTACTAAAGACTGAGAAGCTAGGTTATTTCCACCAAAATAATTTTGAGTAGGTATGCCATCCTCGTCTTGAATTGGTAATTCATTTGGCGATGATGTTAAATTATTTACAGGATATATTATGTGTTGAACTCCAGAACTATCTACCCAAGAACATCTAACATAGTTAACATAATCTTGAGGTATGGGTAATCCTAAACTAGCAGGTATTGTTAGTTCTTGTGATTTTATACTTTTTAAAGTGTCATAACTAAACTCCTGCAAGCCTCTTTTAGCATGAAATATAACATCAGATCTTTTTACCCTAGGTATTAATTTGTCCATACCAACATAAGCAACCATAAAGTTGTTTACTATATCTTTTAAGCTTATGTATTCATAGCTTCCATAATTATCTTCTACAGCAGGTATATTTAATTGTACGTACACGCTTCCAGTGTAAGTACCTCTTAATGTTAATGTATTTGTTAAATCGTTAGACACATATGATAGATCTTGATTTTGTATACTTCCATTTATATATATATTGTAATTAGAACTTGGAAGTATTTGATTACCTAAACTATCAAAAGCACTAACTACTTTTGTGTCAAATGTACATTTAAATGTAGGATCTACTGCCGCGCTTAAGTCTGAAAAAATTTGTTGACCAGAGTAATATTGAGCGTTTGTTTCGTTTATTAATCCCATATTTATTATCTTTTAGTATTTGCTTCGTTGCTTGCTAGTTCTTGACTTGCTGCTTGTATTATTTGAGGATCTCTTATTACTACACCAGTATATTTTAAAATAGAAAGTATAACCTCAGTTTGTTGAGAAGAACTTATTTCAAAATTAACAGATCCAGTACTTGGTATGACAGGCGATAATGAAAAGCCAGGTGTACCATCCCAAACGTAATTTCCAAGAGTAGGGTCAACTCCATATCCCCAAACGACGTCATTAGGTTTTCTAATGTAATTAAAAGTTACATCGTTATTTGTGTATGTGCTTGTAACAGTTGGAAATACAGTTACTTTGTCTTGCTTGTATTTAGCTATAGGAAAGTTTAATGTAGGTGTTGTCAATGGAGACAGAATTTGTTCAGTATAATCCCTAGCGCTAACTATTTCTATTTCTGGAGAATTAAAACCTTTATTATAATTTACTGAACCAAACCTATGTAAATTAACTGGCTGCGTGTAAGTATTAGCCGAATGGCTAGAAGCATTACCACTTTCTTGAAAAACTTGAAACTCGTTTCTTATGTGGTCTACCCTAGAAGCAAACTCTACATCTGTTTTTGGCATTCGTATATACTGATTGTAGTCTTCAAAAAACTTTTCAAATATTTCTAATTGCACTTGCGTAGCTAATTGATTAAACTCATATGGAGTTAAATATCCTCTTTGTTCTTTGTTAAGAATACTTAACACCGTAGTATATACTGTGTTTACGTTTATTGCCATTTTAATTTATTATTTAAAAAAAGGCACTCCGCTAGTGGTCAATGTAGTAAATACTTATAGCTCAAATCAAAATCAAAAAAAATCAAAAAATTCAATCCTCGTCAATATCAATAATCCTTACTTTTTCTAAAACATCTTCCAAAAGAGGAGCACCTTTTGTCCACACAGCGATGTAAAATACTTCTACCGTAGCTTCATGGTAAATGTGCATAACCCTATACGTTAATCCTTGAGGTTATAACATATGAAACGTATGTATTTTTATTTACCATACTGCTTCAGTAAATTACAGCACCGTGCTTATTTATAATATCACTTGTTTATTTTAGTTATTACTTTTATTTGAGTTTTTTCTCTATTGATTTAAAAACCTCAACGCCTTCATCTGTTTTAAACCATGCAGCTAAAGCTGAATATGGATTCTCATCAAAAGGAACTGTCATTAATTTACGATCATTACTTGCCCAAGAAAAAGATCTATTATCTCCGCTTAACTTTATTATGTTATTTTCAACAGCTACAATACCAACATTCCTCAATTGAACATTTTCATCATTAGCTAGATCTATGAATAACTCAGGATTACTCTTAGCAAATAGTAATATATCTCTTTTTATTTCTTTAGAACTCATGCTTGTTACTGAAGACCCTAGCTCTACTCTTAAAATAGCTTCTGCAAAGTCAATATCCATTTCAGAAGCAGCGTTCATAGCTAATAGTTGAATTTCTAAATCACCAACTTCATCTGTAGCTTGAACAATTTTATCATGCTCTCTAAATATGATATTTCTATGAGGGTGCTTAGCTAAAAATTCTTGTAAATTTCTTTGCTCTTTCTTAACTGCCAATATGCCAGAATTAAAAACAATATGCTTTAATGTAACTTGACCTTGTTGTTCGTCTACAAATATACTTTTTTGATTTGTAGCGTATCTTAACTCTCTTTCGTAACCTTTTTCTGCATCAAACCAGACTAAAGGAAATCTCCTAGTGTGTTTACTAGGTATTGTATGAGTTAAAGGTGAGCCTTTTATTAAGTAATAATTTCTATCTTTATATTCCCAAGTATCTTTTTTTACTTCAGGAGTTGCTGGGGCTTTAGCCGCAGGCTTTTTCTTTTCTTTTGTTTCCATAATATAATATAATATAATAATTAAAAAAGACCCCGCCGAAGCGGGATCTTATTATTGTTTATGCTTAAGGCACTAACACTGCTTCACCATTAACTCCAGTAACTAGTGAACTAAGTTTCAATAATGGAGCAGGCCCAGAAGTGCCATCCATTAGATCTATAGCTTTAGTTACCGCAAACACATCATCAGCACCAAGCGCGCCAGAAGCTGCGATTACTGCTCCATAACCGTTAGTATATACTATTTGTATATCGTCGTTGGTATTAGTTTCTTTAACACTCAACACGTTGTCAGCTGATACTACATCAAATTTACCATCAGCTTTTGCTATTTTTATATGTCCCATTTTCTTATTTTTTAAATGTTAATAATTAATTAAGCTCCTTTAAATAACACGAAGTTATTAGCAGCTTGAGTTACTAAACATCTTTCAGATAAGAAGTGTACAGACATTGCATCTAAATCAGAAGTGTAAGCTCCACCAACTGAACCAGTAATCCAGTTTTTGAATCTTCGATCTTCAGTTTCAGACGCTCTATACCTTACATGTAAGAAAGGACGTCTAATATTAGATCCTAACATTTGATCATATACTGTTGAAGTTCCAGCAGGAACTAAAACACCATCGATCTCACTGTCTAGTCCTCTTGTAGAAGCGTCATTTAAGTATTTCCAGTCAGTCTTGTAGAAGTCATAAGAACCTCTTCTGAATCCTGAAAATCCAAAATTTAATGCCATTTCTTGTTCGTTGTCAAATAAACCATAAGATGCAGAAGCAGTAGAAGCATAACCTCCGCCTGCCATAGCAGCAATCATATCATCAAAATCAAGAGATGTTGATCTTGATAAAAATAACATATTTTCTTCAATAGCACCTTGCTTATCTAAGTTCTTAAGAATTTCATCAAAATCACCCATAGCACCTGAACCAGGAGCAGCAGCACCAGCAAAACCAGAGTATACATTACCTCTTGCTTCGATAGCAGCAAATAAACCTTCAGAACCTAAAAAACCTGCAGTACTTAATCTAGTCACTGTACCATCAGCTTCTTTTGCATTTTCACCTTCAACCATTTGCATTTCAAGGTAATCTTCAAAACGTAATCTAGTTTCAGACTCAGATTTTAAATACCATAAGTATCCAGATGTTCCATCTTCAGTAGCAACTTCAATCCACCCAATTTGAGCAGTATCAGAACCATTGATTTCGTACTTATCCTTTATGATTACAGGTCTGTTAGAATACTGAGTAAAAGATGGCTCAATAGAACCGTCCATACCAGGTGTTCCTTTTTTAAACTCAGCACCGTAAACAAATATATTTACATTAGGAGTTCCAGCTAAAGCAGGATTTAGTGTATTTGTTCCATATAGTTCAAATGTAAAACCAGTTACTCCAGTTCCAACTCCACCAGCTTCAAGTGTAGTTAATACTAAACCTTTTTGAACTATTAAACCTGTAGCTTCATCAGAAAATAAAACTGTTTGACCAATTCTAATTGCTGAAGTTGTAGCAGCAGGAGTTTGTCCACTTAAATCAGGTGAACAACTAAAAGGACCAGCACCAGTAATACCAGCATTTGTTAAACCTTTATAAGCTACATGCAATCTATTTTGCTCAGACCAAATTACTTGATCAGAAGTCATAGGCATTTCAGCTCCTACCATTCTCAAGAAACCAGACAAAGTCCTGTTCCCGTATCTTTCTACTTCTGCTTCGTAAAGCTCAGGTAGATATTGTTGTGCGAAGTTTAGACCGGTACCATCACCTGTCACATCATCGTTGAAATTAAGATAGTTAGACTCTAACGCCATTCTCTTTTGTGAAGGAATTATTGACGCTGGAAAACTACCAGTTTGTGTAAAACTCATTTTTTAGTTTTTAGTTTTTATTTTTGTTTGTTTGTATTTTCAACTTAGTACTGTCTTTGCCAGAAATAGCTTTAACTTTTAACCCACCAATAAAAATATCACCGTTATTTTTAGGTCGCGATGCTGTTTCTATATTTTTAGATTTATCAACCATATTTTTAATTCCATCGGATTTACCTTGTTCATAAAAATGCTTAGCGATTGTGTCAGCGTTTCTAGCAGCATACATAGCTTTGTGATAGCCTTTGTAATCAGATACGGATCCATCTTCATTCAAGAACATCTTGGTAAAGTCGGATATTTTAGATTGATCCTTAGCTAAATCTTGAGCATTATTGACATTATAGTTGAACTTTTTTTCTCCTACGTTAAACTCAAAACCTTTGAAATTCTCAGAGAAATATTCTGTACTTGTGTCAATAAACTCTTGCTGTTGTTGTATTGCTTTTTCTTGTACTTTGTTGTATCTATTGAAAAAGTCCATAGCCTTCTTTTGATCTTTGGTTACGTTAGGTCTCAACTTGATCTCTTCGTAATATTTATCCTTAGTGTCTTCCAGAAAGGTTTTGGCATTTGCAATTTCTTCTTTAAAAGCGAGTTTTTTCTTTTTTATATCTCGCTCTTCATCCAGATCCTCATCAATTCCAAAATTATCTTCCATTATGAAAGTAATTTCTTCTTCGTTTAGATGTGGTTTAGTGCTTTTATAATATTCTTTTAATAAAACTTTTTCATCTACGCTAGAGAAATCTGTATCTAATCTAACGTAGTCTTTTATTGTACCTCCAGTTTCCTCCATAAATTCAACTAATTTATTTAACCCCTTTGGTAGTTCTACGATTTTATCTTTAATTTCTTTTTTTACTTCTGGCTCTTCAACGTTTTCAGTAATTTCTACAATAACATCTTCTTTAACTTCTTTAGTTTTGTCTTCTTTTTGTAGATTTAATTTTGTTACTTTGTTTTCGGCTTTTTCAGCTTTGTTAAACTCTATTTTTATTGGAGTATCTTTTTTTGTTAATTTTTTAACTTGTTTTTTCACTTTGATCTCTCCTTGAGTTAACTCACCTCCGGCTGTTTCTTTTATTTCTTCTGACATAATATAATATAATAATTAATAATTACTCTAAAATTCCATCTGGCATAGAGTCTTGCATTCCACCACCTTGTTTAAAATCTATAGGTGGTAAATTTAAGTTTCTTTGATTTATCATTTCGCTTTGCTGTGTTCCTTCAATTCTAGTTCTAGCGTCTTTTCTATCTTCTATCATAGTTTCTTTATTTCCTAATCTATCCAATTCCATCTGCTTTAATTGCTTGTCAAACATAAATTGCATTTCCATCATTTGTTTTTTCAATTCAGCGTCTTGCTGCATTTTATTTATTTCAAATTCAGACTTACCTTTAGCTATTTGTAATGTTGTTTCAGCTAGAGCTTGTTGTTTTTGCATTTCAGCTAAAGCAGCCCTCTCACTAGACTCAGCATTTGCTTGTGCTTGCGCTTGTATATTTGCTTGGTTTTTTTGTTGATCTTCAGCAGCTTTTTGTTTTCTTTTAATCTTTATATATTGATTAGCTAACTTTAAGTTTTTAATATCTCTTATTTCTATAGCATCTTCTAGGTTTATAGACTGCTGCTGTAATGCTACTTGTATGTTTTGTTCTAACTGTGCTTTTTCTTCTTCATCTGGAACTAATTCTAAGTATATACCAAACTCAAACATGTTTAAACTATACATATCTTCTAGTGTTCCTACATTATAAGAACTTATACTAGATTTTAAGGCCTCTTTTGTTAAAGGGTATTCTAACATATCAGATATTCTTAAAGAAATATTTTCACACGTCCTAGCTGATAAATATAAACTAGCTTGAACTATATGTTTAGTAGCAGTGTTCGAGTTGGCAGCTGCAAGCTTTTGTAAGCCTACTAAAGAATCTTTGTTTGGTTGACTTCCGTCTCTAGCTTCGTTTAATCCAGTAGCATCTCTCATCATCTGCAAGTAGTACTGATAAGTTTGTATAAGAGATTGTATTTTAGCTCCACCTGAGCCTGATTGTAGCTCTTGTATAGGTACTTTACCAGGGTTAGCTCCACCATCTTGAGTCATAGATCTACCTAATATACTACCAGTTTGGAAATACATGTTAAGCGCTTCAGCTGGGTTGTAATTAGTGCCATTGCCTAAGTCTACTTCAGCTAATCCATCCACATCTAAGAAAACGCCGTCTGGGACCGTTCTAGATAACACTTGCTGTAATTTTAGATGAGTCAATTGTATCATATCAGCAAAACCTGTCATTCTTCCAACTAATGACTCTACACGACCTTTATACATTTTAGGAGCACATATGTTATAATTCATATTAACTTTAACTAAATTAGAATCTGGCCTTACCATATTTTTCGCCAACTTCCAACTTAACATCATGTCATGACCTAAAACTTTTGCCCCTTGATACAAAACTTCTATTGACCTAGATACTCTATCGAATTTATCGTTCTTAGGAGGATTAAAAGTATCAGGTTTTTCTAAAACTTTTTCTAAACCTGTATTTGTTTCTTTTATTTTAAATACTTGATTTTGGTAAGTCTTATATTCAAAATAAAGTACTGCTACGCTATTGTTATCTTTTCTACCATTAAATTGATAATTGTAACTAGAATTGCCAGGGTATTGCTGTATACGCTCCATTTCCTCATCTGTTAAGTGAGGAAATTCTTTTTTAAGTTCATTTAGACTTATATATTTAACTTCACCAACGTACCATATATCTTGAAAATTAGGATCGTCTGTATATGAATACACTAAATCCGCTGGATCAACATATTTTACAGTAACCCCTTCTGATAAATTAAAAGAAGTTTTAACAGCCCCTATGCCTAATACGACTAAATCTTCAGCCATCCTTCTTCTAGTAAGTTCAAACTTATTAAAAGTTAAAGTATTATTTATGGCTTCTTCTTCAGCTATTTCTATAGATTGCTTATATGTCAATTGCATATGAACATCTAGTTCTTCTCTGTTTTGAGGTAGATCTTCAGGGTTAGACGTAGAATACATATTCATGCCTGTGACATTTTTTATTTGATCTATTAGTTTTTTTGCCTCTATGTCTCTTAATATTGTTTCAGCATATTCAGTTCTTTTCTTTATAGACTCTGGATCTTGTGCATAAGCTTTTATGTCATAAAGCTTTCCATCCATGCCATTAACTACTATATCTACAAATTTTGGTATTATAGGTACTGGTTGCCAATCTAAATTTAAGTAAGATAAATCTCCGTTTATAGCTAATTCATCTTTGTATTTTTGTACAGACTGTTCTGCTCTTGCATATAATCTTAGATTTCTAAAATTATTAAAATTAGTATTAAATCTACCGGACACTCCAGTTCTAGTACCGCTAAACCAATCTCCCTCAATTGCTCTACCAACTTGCCTGCCGTAATCTAAGCTTTCTTTGACTTCATCAGGTACTACCTGATCAGGAAAAGAACTACCGTTGTTAGTATTTATTTGCATTTATTTTTTTATTTTAGATAAACTTCCTTCGTTATTATATTTCATTATACCCAAGTTAATGTTTTTCTTAACAATAGTAGAAACAGGTGTGTACCTGTTTTTATTACAAGCCATTATTGCTAAACCAGAACTTATAGAAGCATCGTGCTTTGTCCTGTTGTTTATATCAAAAGTAGCCCAATCTTCTAGTGTTTTTTGAAAAAACATGTCACCATACTCCTCGTTAGAGTAACCTATATGAGTTTCTATATAAGACTCAATAGCGGCTGCATGTGCTTGCTTAATGTCTTCACTTGAATTAGGTATTCCACCAATTTCTTTTTCAGTTGTAGATAATTTATTCCAAACTCTATCGGGTCTATTCATTGAAAACCCTCTATATCCTCTACGCTTGAAATAATACAGTAATCTAGGTTTATTGTTTTCACATAATATTGGCATACCATAAAATACACATGCCATTAAAACATCTTCAAAGAATATCTCAGCAGTTTGTGGCCTTGATATATATTCTAAAAAAAAGTGATTAGGTGGTGCGTCTTCCATAGAAAACTTTGTTAAACCATGCAACGATCCGTTAGAACCTTTACCATCTACAGTTCCTGATATATCATAACTATCACAACCAAAAGCGCCTATTTGTTCATTTCCAGGGTATTTTGAGCCGTTTTTAATTATAACATTATTTTGTAAATTAATATTTGGAACCCAAGAAACTTTAAATCTACCGTTTTTATTAGGCATAAAAACTACTCTAGTATCTTTAACACCATTGACCCATTGAAAACTACCTACAGATACTCTACTTAGATTATTAACTTCATCGTTATAATCTATTTGTTGATATATCTTAGTTAGATTAAATAAACTTTGTTTAGACTCATCTCTAAAAGCGTGCTGCTCTGTTCTTGGGAATTGTCTGTAATATTCATTTAAACTGTCTTGATCAGATTTTAATCCTTCAACTTCGTTTTCCCAATGCTCAATAACGCCTGTTGTAATGTCATAACCGTCGACTCCTTTGATTGGATTTTTTTCTCTAATGAAAACAGGTGATCCGTGAGAATCCATGAATCCTTCGTAGTTCCATTCCATAGGGACGAACAAAGCATAGAGTCCAGAAGAAGTTTGTCCATTTCTATTTCTTTTTGTAACGTCTGAATTATAGTATAGTTTTTTGAAATTGTTTCCACCTTTATCTAATGCATTTGAAGTTGAGCCCATCATACATTTGCCTACGATTCTTGATCCTAGTCTTAATGTAGTTTTTGTAACCCTCCAATTATTTAATATATTGTCAGGTCTCTCCCACTTACCACTTTCATCATGAGCTAATAGTTTTAGCTTTTCACCATCGTAAGAGTTGTCACCAGTATTTTTCCAGTCAATAGTTGTATCAAGTCCGTCTAATTCTTTTAGTTGCTCATTGCTCTCAAGCTTCCTTCTAGTAAGCTTCGAAGCTGGAACTCTGTATGCAAGTTCTGTTTTAGGACGATCCATACCGTCCTGGATTGGTTTGAAGAAAAACGGATAGTTAACGGATATTGGTACGACTTTATCTGTAAACATTTTTTTAGCATCTGATCCAGATTTAGAAAGTATACCGAATCTGGAGTCACTAGATATTGTTGCTTGGTTAACAAGTTCCGCTGAGGACATAAATGAAAATCCAGATCGTCTGTTTATAAGATAGCACATCCCGTAACATCTCGTATCTGCTTTACATGCTTCCCAAAATATATAGAATAATCTATTTGCTTCTCTAAAAGCTGGTGCCCCAACGTCGATCTTTGACCATTGTAGGTACATGTAATGAGTACCAGTAATATAAGTAGCAAGACCGTTGTTATAGAACCAATAACCTTGTTCTCTTCTTTTAAATTCTTCATCTA